ATTTTATTAATGGGTGTATTAGGTAATGCATCTTTTTCACCTCTCAGAGAATATTTTTGAATATCAGATTGTTGAAATAATGCAGAAAGTGATGCATTATGGTTTATTACCAAATCTCTTATTTCTTTATCTAAAATTTGATTGGCTCTTAAATCATCAGAAAAAATAGATGACAATGCAGATGAAGAAGAAAAATATGATCCGGGTATAGTAGATAAGGTTACATAAACTGGATCATGATCATTTACATAAGGCGATGTTGATGTTGATAATGTAGTATGATTATCTACTTGTGTATTTGTCAAATTAGTATTTGATAATGTGTATAGATAATCTAATCTAATACCTTTTCCTCTTTCATATAAATTAGAATCAAATACTAGATATTCTTTGGTATATCCAGCAAATTTTGTAAACATCTCACAAGAGATAGCTATAGCTTCGAATATTTGGTCTTGATGTGTTTCTACAGAAATTAATGGTGCACCCAACATGCGCACAATTCTATCAGCCAATCGTGAATAAGAATCTATTCTACTATTTAAATTAGTACTTTGAAAGGCAGTGATTGGCGTAATCGAGCATGACATAATTATATTTATGTTCCGGCTTCAGGCGTTGGTGCAGCCCCCGCTTCAGGTGCTCCTTCTGGTGCTGGTGTTTCGGCTCCTGGTGTAGGTGCCTCTCCGCCTATAGGAGCAGGCCCGCCAACAAATGGTGGTGGCGCGGAACCACCGCCTCCCCCACCAGCCATAGGTGCTCCACCACCAATTTCACCAGCTGGTGCCATAGCTGCTGCTTGGGCTTGCAGCGCTTGCCTCCAATTAGGCCCAGCCTGATCAATCTGGGCTAATTCCCAAGCAAACTCTTTATCTTTTCTTAAGAATTCTCTATTGGCTTTTACGTCAATATCAGACCATCCCAAATATTTCTTCTGTGCATAAGAGGGTGATATACTTTGATTACTTGACATATTACCGAAATTTTGAACCTTCATTTCTAATTTTTGACTTTCTCTTAATTCATAGAAGTTAGTTGGAACATTAAATTCTAAATCAAAATGTTGTTCTTTTAATTTAAAATCAGACCACAATCCCTTTAATTGAAGATGTGTGATAAATCCATTTTTAAATCCCGCAGCAACTTGTTGTTGCATTCTTATAATAAATCTTGCAAATTTTAATTCTTCTCTAAGAATTTCTTGACCGTCTTTAAACGTATCTTGCGGATCTAATCTCGAAGAAGGTATCTTTAATGCTCGATACAACTTCTTCATGAAATACATTAAGTCATCTAATTGACCTAGATTTGCCCCACCTGGTAATGTTGTAACAGATGTTCCTTCTGAACCGGCTCTCTTCGCAAACCAGTAACTATCTAACATGGTTTGTGGATTAAATTTTTGTACTACACCACCCTGATTATTATCAAATGTTTTAGAAGACCAATATTGTTGTTGTAATTTTCGTAGGTAAGACTCTGCTTTGGGAGCAGGCATATTCCCAACATCTACGTTAAAAACTAACCTTTCAGGTGCTCTGACTAAACGATAAATGATAATCGCATCTTCAATCATCGATAACTGACGATATGCTCTTCTAGCGTTTTCCAGAAAAGGCAATCTCATGGTCTTATTTTCATTCCATATACCCGAATGAATATAAGTAATTTGATTTTTGTCCATCGGAACATATTCATGCCCAACTTGTTTGGTGGGATTATTAGGATCAAACTTTGGTTTGCGATATAAAAACGCCTTTACCATCATGTTTTGTACATTAGTAAAAACAGGATCAATCATATCTGCACCAACCTGAATTGCACCCAAGATACCTTCTTTAGGATATTTCTCGTGAATGATATGTTCAAAGAAAACCTCTCCCTCTACCAATAATGATCTAAAAATATCCCATCCTTTATTATCTAAATCAAAATATTGAATATATTTTTGAAATTCTCTATTCAGTGTTTCTTCTTGTGTTTCATTGAGATTATCATTTTTATAACGCAATTTGATAATATTACCGTCTGAATCTTTATTAATTATCTCATCACAAATTTCATCTAATGCATCAGATACTTCTGAGAAAGCAGCGATAATGCGATAGTCACGTATACGTGCTGGTTTATCCTTTTGGATATTGGCATACATGATTTCAGAAAATCTAGAATCTTTCTGAATGGCACCTATGCCCGCATTATTATAATCACTATTTTGTGAAACAGAATGTTTAGATAAAGCTTCTACCCTTCTGGAGCCAACTTCTTCGAAATACTTAAATTTTGGATTTAGTTTTTCAGATGCATCTAAAACATTATAACCCGAATAGGGTAATTTTGATGAGATATAATTCATCAAATCTCTGCCAAATGTAGAAGAACGACCATCATCTAAAGAACTCATTTCCACTATTTATCATGTACTTTAATATTTTAACCGTGACTAGCACTACCTTCATATATGACATCACCAACTATTGGTGAATACACTTTATTATTGCTAATTGATGTAAATGTAATACCCGCAGTTCCGGCATCTATAGTATTGGGATCGGCCCATTCTGGATTGTCCAGATTTACAACGGGACGCAATGTATGAGGCAGTACTATTACGTCAATAGTATCATCAGGCAATAATGTCGCAGGAACAGTTTTTAAATCATCACCAAACCAGTTGGCTAAATCATACCAATCGTTATTCAATAATGAGAAGAAATACTTTCCAGTGACATCTACAATTGGTGGCGGCGGCGGTGACGGTGGTGGTAATAGTAAGCTACTGGGTGCATCACCAATATTAAAGTTATATTTAAATTTCTGCCATCCTGCTCTATTAGCAACTATAATATTGAATACACCATCACTGACTAGTTCTGGGAGATTCAATTCTATAGTATAATTATTGATAATCTTATAACAAGATAAAGGAATATTATAAGCACTAATTGAAGGATAATAATCAAAATTGAATAATGCTAGACTTGAAGATAATATGGTAGATGAAGAAGACAACAATACTGCTGTTGTATGATCATAATTATTACCCAATAACATGAAAGGAAAATCTGCTTCTTCTTTTTGAAAGATAAAATCATCATCAATTAATGTACCATGGAAATAGATAGATGTGCAAATTGGAGCTGCAGAAAATTCTATTGTTCTTGTATTTTGTCTCACTGGTAAAAGTTCTGCTTCTGAATTTGCTGTATAAAAATTATCACACTCTAACAATGCAGAAGAAAAATTAGTATTAATAAAAAATACATTTTGTTGTTTAGGCAATTCTTTAGGAAATAACCAGCCTTTTATGGTAAATGAAGTAGTTGCCTCAATTCTATACTTGTCAGACTTTGTTGTATCATTAGGATAATTCATTGCCATGTCACCAGACCACAATACTTGCGATCTAATTTCTTGCGGGGTTGCAGTACCCATCGCATCTGGTATTTTCCATGCTATTACAACATAAGGATTTGAATATGGAATGAAATTAGATAATATCTGATCCATATCCGTTTGGTATTCTGTTAAAATAGACATTGACACACTTATGTCTATTGGGACTGGCATATTTATATGAGCATGATTTTTTCCTGGTTTAGAATCAGAATAATGATCACTTTCATCAAATCCGTATAGCTTAGAGAAGACTCTATTTTCATCTCTACTAATGCCTGTTACATTAACTGCAATAACAGGTAAAGTCATGTTTTGGGCCTTATTGACTAGATCAAATAAGACTCTTTCTTTTGGGGAATAAACATATCTTACTTTAACATTTGATCTAGGAGTACGATTTTTATCATATCGATTTATAACTACATCATCAAAAGCAGCTATAAATTGCGATATGATATCACGTATCTCAAAATGAAATGTCTGTATTTCCACATATATATTTAATTGAATCGCTTCAAGAAGTACTTTGGTAATCGGGTTTTGTTCTGAATGACCGCATCTACAATGCATCCGTCCAAAATATATGTCACACAATAATCATCTACAGATCGAACACCCCGACCACACGCTTGGATGAGATTATTAAGCATCTTATTGACATACCATTGACCATCTTCTTTAAAGAGCCGTTTAATTCTTTCATCTCCTAATGGCATATAAGCTGCTTTCACTAAGATTTGAAATCTGGCTAAATCATCTTTTAAATCTACTCCATAAGTTAATGAAGGTGATACCAAGATAGTTGGTGATGGGTCTTCTAAGTGTTGTTTGAGGATTTGTTCATTGGTCATTCCCTCTCCTCTAAAAATGAATCTAGGATCATTTAAATTATTTCTGAGATAATTAGTAATCTCCATAGTATGTGTGTGGATTACTCCTTTTACATCTTTATGTTGATCGCAAAGATTTTTAATTTGTTTTGCAATATATGGCAATGATGATTTTAAATTTTTATAATTCAACTTAACTCTACCTGTACAAAAGATTGGAGCTTTCTTTGCAGAGAAGGTTGAATCTACTTCAATATACTCATAATCAGTGATTCCAAGCGTTCTGGCAAAATGTTTATGATCAATGATAGTAGCAGACATCAAAAGAATTTTTTCTCCGTAATTGAAAATATGTTGAGAAAGTTTATCAATTCTCAAAGGCTTTAAGGTAATTGCTTCATTTGTCTTTTCGAGAATATATTCACAATCGTCCCAAGTCTCAATAGTTGTCTTGAGTGACATATGTAAATTTCTAAATAATGACAATCTTTGTCTATCTACTAATGAAGTAGATGTTTTTTTCTTCTTCATTGTGTCCATCAATGTATTAACTTCTTCTGAAAGATCACCTACAAAGTTTTCTAACCAAGTTCTAAACTTTGTATAATTATTAATTGGGATGGATGTAATGGAAATATTCATCTTCTTGAGAACTTTATAATTCAATTCTCTTGAAAATCGTTTAACCAATTCATCTTCTAATTCTGAAGCTTCATCACAAATAATAAAATCTCTTTTCTTTACGTGTCCGGGTAATGACAGAAACATGCTGTAATTTAGAACGCCAAATTGTGATACTAATGTTTCATTCCTTGAATTATAGTATGGACATTTATTAGCAACTTGACATTCGTGTTTCAAATCTGAATTAAAGATGCATGGTGCAATATCTGCTGTGAATTTTGGATCAATAGCACATGTATGATTTGCTTTACCTTTCAATGCTTTTGAATCATCGAATAATGATACATATTGATCTTGCAACGTCTTAGTGATAGTTAATGCCATGGCACCAAATGTAGGCATGCCCGAACAATCATCTGGATCAAGATATGCACCAAATTGATCCATTGCAAAAGCCTGATTGGATTCGATAGACTTAATAAATTCTGTGGGAGAAATAGAACTACTATTAGCTAGTGTCTTAGCTAAAAAAGATTTGCCGGAGCCAGTAGGTGCGCAGCAAATAACAAACTTCTTACCTGATTCAAAAGCTCTTTCTATTCTTGGAATAATTTCTACTTGCTGAGGTAGTGGTTCATATCCATCAGGAAAAAATGACATCAAATTCATGATGTCATTTTATCTGGTTTCGTTTAGAGATCACTCACCAACAATATAAACTACGTTATCGTAAATTTTAGCGTTAGTCTTTGGTGTCAAAGATTTCAATTTAAAATAAAGGTGATCACAATTATGTGAAATTTCATTTAAGGTATAATTCATTTCAGCTGTTAATCCTTTTGAATTACTATAAAATGGATATGGCAATTCGAATTTCTTTTGTTCGTTATTGACCTTTAATAAAAAAGTAATATAAAAATCTTTGACAGTGAATAATAATAATTTGCCTTTCTTTATGGTTTTATTGTTTACCATAAAGGATACTTCCCTTTGAAGAAAATTATTTAAATTGTTTTCAAGTACGTTAATCATGTGTTCATGAAGTTAATTTTTTGTGAAGTAGACATTGTATAAACGTTCTCATTGAAGTATTTCCAAAATTCATCGTTAGCTGGTAATTTTTGAATAATAGTACAATTGTCAACATTTATACATCTATAGTTTTGCATTAGAATGTCCCAAGTAATAATAATGTTTTCGGCTTGTGGATCAAATTTTGGATATTGTGTGGGGGCTGTATATCCTAAAATTAATTTTCCATTATATGAAT